ATGGATCTAGTCATCGAAACAACCAGTCGCGTTTATCTCAAACGCCTGGCACTCGATATCTGTATCAATTTTATCGGAAGGACAATCAGCAGCAGTGAATTCAGAGTAATGAACAATAAGAAATCACAGAAGAATACACTCTTCTACAAATTGAATGTAAGGCCCAATACAGACAAAAGTGCTGCAAACTTCTGGCAGGATGTCGTCTATAAGCTCATTCATGACAATGAAGTGTTGGTCATCAAGACAGATACCGATGATCTCGTCATTGCCGATGACTTCGAGCGTGTAGAACGCGCTTTGTATGATGACTCGTTCAAAAACGTGACCATCAAGGATTATACCTACCAGCGCACCTTCGACATGTCGGAAGTGGTCTATATGACATACAACAACGAACGTCTGTCCACCTTCATCGAGTCTCTATATGCAGACTACGGGAAGTTATTCGGACAAATGCTCGACAATAGTATGCGACATAACCAGTTCCGGGGAATTTTCCGATTCAAGGATGGAGGCAACCTGACAGAAGAAGCATTCAAACGACAACAGAAGCAAGTGGAAAAGCTGAGAAGTATATTCGAGAACAATTCAGTGGCTCTTGCACCCCTTACGGAAGGCATTGAATTGGATGACCTCAGCGCAAAGTCGGCGCAGAAGGATGAGTCCATCAATAACTTGGTCAAGTTAAAACGTGACCTGGTGGATGATGTTGCCAAAATGCTCGGCATTCCACCAAACCTGGTACACGGAGACGTGGCCGACTTGGACAAGACGATGGAAGCCTATGTCGAGTTTTGTATCGTACCGTTGATGAAGAAGATTTCAGACGAGTTGAATGCAAAGTTCTTCTCCCGGAATGAATACCTGAATGGCAAAGTCATCAAAATCATCGGCGTAAACAAAATGAATCCACTGAAGCATGCAGATGCTGCAGACAAACTGGTATCCAGTGGCCCGTATTCACCAAACGATGTGCTTGAAATGTTCGGCGATGAACGTAAGGATGACCCGAATATGGATAAGCATTATATGACTAAGAACTATCAAGTGTTAGACGGAACAGCATCGGAAGGAGGTGAGAATGAATGACTAGACAACAGTTGATGAAGAACGGTATGAGATACCAGTTCAAAAACGAGGTGCAGGGTGATAAACACGTTCTCACTCTTTCCGGCGTAGTTGCCAAACCTGATTGGATTGATCGGATGCTCGACATTGAAACTATCAATGCACAGGACATCGCAGAGGCACTGGATGATGTGGACATGGATGTCCTCATCAGATTGAATTCCGGTGGTGGCGATGCGTTTGAAGGGATTGAGATTTATAACTATCTCAAGAATCATCCTTCGCATATCACGATTGAAGTTACTGCATTGGCAGCAAGTGCAGCTTCTATTATTGCTGAGTCAGGTGATGAAGTGATTATGGACACGGGGTCATCCATGATGATTCATGAAGCGTCGACTATTGCCTGGGGCAATAAGAATGAAATACGAAAAACACTAAATGCTCTTGAAACAATAGATGATTCAATAGTTGATATCTATATGGAGCGTACAGGTTTATCAAAAGAGGAACTGGATGAGCTGCTTTCAAATGAAACCTGGATGACCGCTGATGAAGCCGTACAGAAAGGGTTTGCTGATAGAAAATCCAGCAGGCAGGCGATTCAAGAAATAGATGACCCGGTGGCCGCACCCGAAATGGAGCCGACGCCGGAAAACAATAAAGTGTTGGAAATGTTATCGAAACAGGATGAAAAAATCACTGCGATGAACCAAAAAATCACTGCAATGACAAAACAAAATACAGCACAAAATCAGGAGCCGAAAAGAAGGCTCTATTTTTAATTAAAAAAGGAGAGGTAAATTTATGACAATCAAATTTAAAGATGATATCGAAGCAAATGTAGAGAAGTTCCGCGCTGCTTATTACAACGCGGTTAAAGAGGGGGCAGAGCCTGAAGAGGTTGAAGCGAAGCACGGGGAATACATGATGGCTTATGGCGAAGCCCTTACAGAGAATGTAATGGAAAGAGCGCGCAAAGAAGCTCAGAACGGCACTGATGATACTAACATCGCAATCGCCCGCGGACGAAATGTTCTGACTAACGAAGAGCGCAAGTTCTTTAACGAGCTGGTTAATCCGAATACCGACACACACAAAGAACCAAAGATTCTTCCTGAGACGACCATCGAGCGCGTGTTTGACGACATCAAACAGGAACGCCCGCTGCTCTCCAGAATCAGATTCAATCTCGCGGGACTGAATACAAGGTTGATTCTTGCAGATCCATCTGGCCAGGCGGTATGGGGAGAAATATTCGGTAAGATTCAAGGTCAAATCGATTCCAACTTCAAAGTAGTCAACTTCTCTCAAAACAAGCTGACAGCATTTGCCTTGGTACCTAAAGACCTGATTAAGTTTGGACCTGAATGGGTGGAACGCTTTGTACGTGAACAGATTGCTGAAGCCATCGGTATTCAATTGGAAATCGGGATTGTCAGCGGTGGGGGTTCCACTCTTAACCAACCAATTGGTATGACAAAGGATATGGTCAAAGACGAAGATGGAAACATTACTTCGATCACAGACAAGACTTCTACTGGTACACTCACTTTCGCTGATGCAAAGACCACTGCGAAAGAGCTTGCTCAAGTAATGACGCATCTTTCTACTAAAGAAAATGGAAAGGGTGTCGATGTATCTGGTGGTGTCACGCTGGTCGTTAACCCACAAGATCAGTTCCTGGTTCAAGCGCAGCATACAATGCAGACACAGAACGGTGCATGGGTCACTTCGCTTCCATTCAACATCAGTGTGGTTGCATCTGAAGGTGTATCAGCGAACAAGGTGGTCGCACTTGTAGACCGTCGCTATGAAGCCGTACACACTGGAAATGTAGAGTTCAGAAGGTACGACCAGACAATGGCACTCGAAGACATGGATGTGTTCATTTCCAAACACTTCGCGCACGGCATGCCAGCTGACAACAAAGCATCTGCTGTATACGACCTTGCGATTGAGCCACTTTCTGAACCAGCTGTATAAACGACGCTTGGCACTAGCGATATAGTGCCTTTATTATTTCAAAATTCAAGGAGGATTCATTATGGAAGTTAAAGTATTGAAAGCATTTCGCGATGCACAGACCGCTGAAAAGTACGACGACATGGACAGATATCGAAAAAATGACAAGTTCAAATCAAAGGACTATGACCGTATCAAGGAACTGCAGAAACAAGGTTACCTGGAGCAAGTCGAAGTTCCTGAGAAGGAGTCAGAAGAGGTAGCAGAGACTACACAGGAAGAAGAATCCCGAAACGAGGAAGATTCACAAGAACAGGCTGCTGAAACTGAACTGAAGCATGTCGGTGGCGGTTATTATGAGCTCCCGGACGGTAGCAAGGTTCAAGGCAAAGAGGAAGCCCAGAAAGCCCTGGACGCACAATCAGAAGAAAAGTAGGTGATGACGTATGACCATCACAGCCGAAATGCTTAAACTGTTCAAGCAGAAGCTAGGCATATATCACAATCACAAGGATGAGTATTTGGAAGACCTTCTCGAACAATCATACGCCTTCATATCCAGAAAGTGTGGAGAGTTTTCCATGCAGGAAGACCATGAAGGCGCCGAATTGGTCTATGATCGTGCACGGTATGCATACCATGATTCCGTGGAGTATTTCGATGAGAACTTCATGAGCATGGTGATGAACTTCAGCTTGAACAACCTTCCAGTGGAAACGGGTGATACAAATGACGAGACCACAGTATAGACGGCCGGAAACGGCTGGCTCCGATATTGACACGCCCGTCACCTTCTACAGCAAAGGAGAGGGTGGGTTCCTACCGGGTGAAGGAAGTGCAGGAGAAAAGCTTTTCTTCTGTCTGGCCGAAATGTATGAAGCGTCCATCAAGGATTATGATGCACTGAATACAACCGACCTGGAATATGCAATCACTCTCAAGATCCCGCATCCAAGAGAAGATTATATACCCAGGAAGGGGCACGCCTTCGAAGTGGAGGAGTTACTGTATAAGGACGTCATCTTCGACATAGAGAATATAGCGCCCGCCGGAGACGGTATGCTCAAAATCGTAGGTGCATCCTATGTCGGGTAAAATTACGGGCATGGATGACATGCTCAAAGAATTGGAAAATCGTCTAGGCCCTAAAGAAATGGAACGCCGCGCGACCGAGGCATTGCTCCCCGGTGCTGAGATTGTCTTCGACAATATGAAACAGTCGATGCAGTATTTCAAGGATACTGGTGCTTCTGTCAATGAGATGAAGATATCAAGCATACAGACGAGCCGGGGGCGCATCGTCGTCCGCATCTACTGGCAAGGGCCAAAGGACAGGTACCGCCTCATCCATCTTAACGAGCATGGTTATACGCGGGACGGCAAGCAGTACACTCCCAAAGGGATGGGCGCTATAGACAATTCGGTCAGGCATAGTCGAAAACCGTACTTCGAGACAGTGAGAAAGGGGCTGAACAAATGATGGTAATCAGTATCATCCAACAAAAATTATCAGCCTCTCCACTGATTCAGGAGAAGGTGGGCAGCCGTATATACGGCTATCGGACGACGGACAAGTCAGACACATCCGACACGTTCATCGTCATACGGCCACTTGATGTTCCAACACCCGTCAAAGGCGTCAGCAATAACTATCTAGCCGAGACACATTTCTTTCAGATTGATGTCGAGAGCCGGAACCTTGGAACAGCCAACGAAGTTCAAAACGAAATACGCAGGATCATGCACTCATTCAACCTTTGGCAGCAGCCGAACGGACTGGATGAGTTTTTTAATGAAACACAACGTTTTGTAGATGGTCGAAGGTACACTGGTGTGCCAGATGGTCTGTACTACACTCAAAAATTGATATAGGAGGAATGACAATATGACAACAGTAGGATTTGAAGAAGTTGAGGTTGGTGTGTTCGATGAAACGACAGGTGATGTTACCCAAACGTTCGTATGGAAGGATGAGAATGGTGGTACTGTTGACCTGACTATCACAGGGCTTGAGCCGACAATCTCCCGTGTGTCTGCATCCAACAAGACTGTATGGCAGTCCAAGAAAGGTACAGGACAAGTAACGAGCACATTCAACACATTCAACCCGCCAAAAGAGGACTTGGATATCGTGCTCGGTCGCGAAACAGACGCCAATGGATCTTCATGGGTTGGAGAAGACACACAGGCACCAAACGTGGCAATGATCGCCAAAGCAAGTGCCCCAGACGGCACCCCTGTCTACTTTGCACTGACAAAAGGCATCCTCGGCTACAACGAGATTGTGATCAACACGAAGACATCTGGTGAAGAACAAGTGCCTTCCAATACAACATTGACGGGTTCATGGCAGGACCGGGAAGTGGACGGGAAAAGCCGCGTATTCGGTACGCACGTCGGAGAAGAGAGCTACGACACCTTCCGCACATCTGTATTCCCAGGACTCGCTACAGAACCGACGACATAAACCAAAGAGGGAGCACGTCTCCCTCTTTTTTATTTGACTAAACCCACATAAAAGGAGACATAAAATATGGCGATCGAATTGGTATTTAAAGACAAGGACGGCAATGAAAAGAGGGTGAAACGGAATGAAGCAAACCTCCGGGACATGGAGAGGTTTTTGACCTTCAGGAAATGGGTTCAGAAAGGCCTGAAAGACAAAACGTATGACGAAATTGAAGCGATGAAAAAACAGGTTGAGTTCCTGGTCGAGTTTTATAAAGAACAGGGTGTCACTGAAGAAGCGCTGCTGGACGGGATAAATTCAGCAACTTTTGACGAACAATTTGAAAACATCTGCAGACAGATATCTCCCAGTCACTTCGAACGATCAGACAGACTCAAAAAAGGAAATGACTCTGGAGGAAATAAAGAAAAATCTAAATAACATCCGTCGCTACTGCATGAAGCAGTATGGATGGACGATCAAAGAAGTAGACGAAGCACCATATGAACGCCTGATGGAACTCATCATCGAGAAAGAGCCCGAGAAGAAGGGCGATGTCATGAGTGCTGACGAGTTTATCAGAACATTGTCATAGAAGGGAGGGTGAATGAATGGCAAACGAAGAAGTGCGCGGCTTTAATATAGAGCTTGGACTCGATCATGCAGGTGTCGATAAGGGGCTCAAGGACTTGCAGCGACAGATGAAGATCACAAACAGCGAGTTTGATAAGAACCTGTCAGCCTTCCAGCGTGGAGAAGAATCCATGGAACGGTACGAGACCACCGTTGAAGGGCTCAACAAAAAGATGGGCGTCCAACAGAACATAGTGGAGGAGTCCAAGCGAAAGCTTGATGCACTGCGTACCACCTATGATCGTCAGAAACAGGCGCTTGAACAGTCCACACGGACTGTCGAGGACGCACGTAGAAAGTATGAGCAGCTGAATAAGACATACGGTGATGGTGCGAAGGAACTTCGAGACTCGGAAAAACATCTGAAATCTGCTGAAACGCAGTGGGATAAGCTGTCCAAATCTGTGGAAGATGCAGAGAAGAAATACAAGCAGATGACCGAAGAATTCGGAGAAGGCTCCAAAGAAGCGAAAGCAGCTGAAAGGGCGTATAAGAAGAAGTCTGATCAACTGCTCGACATGACGCGTACCGTGGCTGATACACGCGAAGAGTACAATCGCTTGAATCAAAGTTATGGCAAAGGTGTCGATGAGCTCAACAAGGCCGGGAAAGGGCTGGAGAGTGCTCAGAAAGATTACGGCAAGCTCACTAAAGCCGTGGAGAAGACCTCAAATGAACTCGACAAGTCTGAAGTCTCCTACAACAATGCTGAGAAAAAGCTCAATGGCATCCGTCAAAGTCTCGACCGGACCGAATCGAAAATGGAAGAATTCCGACTGGAGCAGGCAAAGAATAATGACAGTCTGGTCAAATTCGGCCGGGGGCTGCAGGACAGTGCCGATGATCTCGACAAATACGGAGACGCACTGAACAATGTGGCAGAAAAGGCGCTTGGTATCAGTACCGCTGTGGGTGCTGTTGGTGTCTTTGCAGGGCTCGGTGCACTGGATGTCGCAAAGTCCTCAACACGGATGCAGAACAGCCTTGGTTTGACTGAAGATGCTGCTATGGATCTCGTGGATACAGCCAAGCTCATCTATGAAGAGGGCTTCGGGGACTCTTTGGAGAA